GCCCGACGGCCCGGAGATCATCCGGCTGGGCGTGTGGGCCTACACGGCGGTGCACGTGAAGTACTCGGCGTCGGTCGAGCGCATCGCCATCACGGCGGCGAGCTGACCATGGGCGCGCAGTGGAAGCTCCTGGACGCGAAGAAGGTGCACGCCGAGGCGTTCGGCCTCGGCGTCACCCCGGCCGCTGCCCAGACCAACATCGCGGACCCGACCGGGGGCGCGACCACCGACGCCGAAGCGCGCGCCGCTATCGCGGACATCCTCGATGTCCTGGAGGCGTTCGGGCTGATGGCCGAGGCGGAGTAGCGCCATGACCCTCGTCTCTGACCTCACGGTCAAGGCGGCGTGCACGCTGTCGCGGACGCTGGACCTGGGCGCGGTGTCGGCGCCGCTGAGCCTGACGGAGCGTATCCGTCTGGCCAGCGGCACCGGCGCCGACCAGGCCGATCTCCTGTTCCACGACACGCGCACCCTCGCCGCGTCCGCGACGGAGGATCTCGACCTTGCGGGGTCGCTGACCGACGCGCTGGGCACGTCGCTGACGTTCGCCCGGATCAAGGGGCTGATCGTCGCTGCGGCGGCCGGGAACACGAACAACGTCAACGTGACCCGGCCGGCGTCCAACGGGGTGCCGCTGTTCCTGGCCGCGTCCGACGGGATCCCGGTCCGCCCGGGCGGGGTGTTCGCGTGGTTCGCCCCGGACGCGACTGCGGTCGCGGTGACCGGCGGTACTGGGGACCTGCTCACGTTCACGAACAGCGCGGGTTCCACCTCCGTGACGTACGACGTCGTGATCGTAGGTGCCTCCGCGTGAAGACGTGCCGGAAGTGCGAGGCAGAGAAGCCGACCAGCGAGTTCTACGCCGACCGCCGGACGCCCGACGGGCTGCGGCACTGGTGCAAGCGCTGTTGGAACGCCTACCAGCGCGAGCGGTGGGCGGACGGTCGTACCGACCGGGCCAAGAGGTATGCCGCGGACAAGGCATGGCGTCATGCAAATCCGGACAGGGTGGCTGCGACGCACCGGCGGAGCAACCTGAGGCGGAAGTTCGGCATCTCCACTGACGACTACGACGCCATGTTCGCAGCGCAGGGCGGCAGGTGCGCGGCATGCGGATCTGAACAGAACGGAGACCGCAGGTTCGACACCTTCAACGTCGATCATGACCACAGGACCGGCGCGGTTCGCGCCCTCTTGTGCTCCCCGTGCAACCGCGCGCTGGGGCACGTAGGTGACGACCCGGACCGGCTCATGTCCCTGGTGGCGTACTTGCTGCGCTTCCAGGACGTCATCGGCTGCTCGGCGTAGGCGGCTGCGATGGCGTGGGCCCCGGACTACTGCACCGAGGACGAGCTGAAGGCGTTCGTTCGGATCGCGGACGACCTCGACGACGACCAGGTGGCGCTCGCCGTCACCGCCGCGTCGCGCGCGGTCGACCAGGCGACGGGGCGGCAGTTCGGGCTCGTCGCCGACTTTGTCGAGGCACGCACCTACGTGCCGCGCTACGACGCCCGGCGGCTTTGCTGGACGGTCGACATCGACGACCTCATGACCACCTCGGGCATGGAGGTGGCGTTCGACGAGGACGGGGACGGCACGTTCTCCGCGGACATCACGGATTACGTGCTGCGCCCGTCCAACGCCGCCCTGGAGGGCCGTCCGTGGACGGAGCTGGTGGTTCGGGCGACCTCCGCGGTGCAGCCGTCCGGGCCGGATGAGAGCGTGCGGGTCACGGCCTGTTGGGGCTGGACGTCGGTGCCCTCCGCGGTGAAGGAGGCGACTCTCCTCCAGGCGTCGCGTCTCCTGGCCCGCCGGGACTCCCCTTACGGCGTGGCCGGCTCCCCGGACGCCGGGTCGGAGGTGCGTCTCCTCGCGCGTGTCGACCCGGACGTGGCGGTGGCGCTGCGGCTGTACCGCCGCCGCGGAAGGCGGGTGTTCGCCTGATGGATCTCGCCGCCGTTATGGATGACCTGGGCGACGCGCTGGCCACGATCCCCGGTCTGCGCGTCTTCCCGTACTGGGCGGACCGGGTGCAGCCGCCGGCCGCTGTGGTCGGCTGGCCGGACCCGCTGACCTACGACTCCACGATGGCGCGCGGCGCCGACCAGGTGGAGCTCCCCATCACGGTGCTGGTCGGGAAGGTCGATGCGCGTTCGTCGCGGGCCCTGCTCGCTCGGTACGCGGACGGCTCGGGCGAGGCGTCGGTGAAGGCCGTCGTCGAGGCGCATACGCCGTCCTCCTACGACTCGGTGCGGGTGACGCGGGCCGAGTTCTCCGTGGCGACCGTGTCCGGGGTCGAGTACCTCGCCGCGACCTTCTACGTACAACTGACCGGAACAGGGAGTTGATCTAGGTGGCGTTCGTCCACGGCAAGGCCACGGTCACCACGATCGACGGTGACGACCTCTCGGCCTACAGCAACAGCGTCGAGTTCACTCGCACCGCGGAGGCGCACGACGTCACCACGTTCGGGAAGAACAGCAAGGTGTACAACCCGGGCCTGAAGGACGGCACCGCGACCATCTCCGGCATCTACGACTCGACCGCGAGCACCGGGCCGGGCGCCGTCCTGCGACCCCTCGTCGGTGCCGCTGCCGTGACGCTCGTGTACCGCCCGGAGGGCACCGGCAGCAGCAAGCCGGAGGCGGAGGTGGACGTCCTCGTCACCGAGTACGCGGAGACGGCCCCGGTCGCGGACATGATCACGTGGTCCGCCTCCCTGCAGCTTTCCGACGACATCGACGACACCGCGCAGTCCGCCTGACCTGCGCACCCAACGGGAGGAGCGTTCCCATGACCACGGTCGACAAGGCCGCACTGCTCGCGAAGCGGTTCGGCGTCGAGCCCGTCGAGGTCCCCGGCGTCGGGACGGTGAAGATCCGTCCGCTGTCCCGCGCCGAGGCCTACGAGCTGCGCAACCGGGAGATGCCCGAGAAGGACATGGAGGTCCGTCTGCTCGCGCTCGCGCTCGTCGAGCCGAAGCTCACCGAGGACGACGTCCGGGCGTGGCAGGAGGCATCCCCGGCGGGCGAGATCGACCCGGTGGTGAAGGCGGTCCTGCGGCACTCCGGGATGGAGAAGACGGCCGCGAAGGCCGCGTTTCCTGAGGTTCGAGGCTGAGCCGGAGCGCGAGCTGGAGTTCGCGCTCGCGGAGATGCTCGGCAAGACCGTCGGGCAGCTCCGGGTGGAGATGACGGAGGCCGAGTTCGTCGAGTGGGCGGTGTTCCTGGGCCGCCGGCAGCAGCGGCAGCAGCTCGCGGAGATGCAGGCCAAGGCGAGGAGGTGACGACGTGGCCGACGTGATCAAGGTCGAGGGGCTGCGGGAGTTCCGCAGCAGCCTGCGGAAGATGGACGCCGGTCTGCCGAAGACCCTGCGCGTGGCCGGCAACCGCGCGGCCAACGTCGTCGTCGACGAGGCGAAGCCCCGCGTCCCGCGGCTCACCGGGCGCGCCGCCGCGTCCATCCGGGTCGCGTCCACCCAGTCGTCGGTCCGAGTCCGGGCGGGCTCCAAGAGGGTGCCGTACTACCCCTGGCTGGACTTCGGCGGCCGGGTCGGGCCGAACCGCAGCGTCAGCCGCCCGTTCCTGAAGCGCGGCCGGTTCATCTGGGCGGCGTTCGGGGACAAGCGCGACGCCGTGGAGCGCGAGCTGCAGGACGCCCTCGTGGACGTCGCCCGCACCGCCGGGGTGGAGGTCCAGTGACCTTGTACGAGGTACTGCTGGGCACGCTGTCCGCCGCGCTGCTCGGGCTTGTCGGCGTCGGCATCGAGGTGTTGCGCCGCAAGCTCGGCAACGTCCTGCACGAGATCACCCCGAACAGCGGCGCGAGCATGCGTGACGCGGTCGACCGGATCGAGGACGAGAGGGGTACACAGATTGTGCGTACCCCTGGCGGTGAGCAGCGGATGACCGTCTTCTACGAGGACGGCATCTGGGAGCTGATCTTCCGGTCGTCGAAGCCGGAGGCGAAGCTGCTCAAGAAGCGGATCAAAGCGATGCTCTTGGGGCTGGCCTACGACAACCCGGCCACTCTCCTCGCGCTCGCCGACTACCTGGGGAGGTGGACGCCATCGGAGCGCAAGGTCCGACCGTAACCCTCACGTTCGCCGGGGACTCCGCGGACCTGGAGAAGTCGATGCGCAAGGTCGGCGACTCCGCCGACCAGATGGAGAAGACGTTCAGCCTGAAGGGTGCCGCGATGGCGGCCGCGGGAGCGGCAGCCGGCGCTGGGCTGGTGGCCGCGTTCACCGACTCCCTGGAGTTCGAGTCTTCGGCGGCGAAGCTGCAGGCGCAGCTGGGCGCCGGGACCCCGATCGCGGAGCAGGCCGGTGCGGTCGCGGGCAGTCTCTACGCGCAGGCGTACGGCGAGAACCTCGGGCAGGTGAACGAGGCCGTCCGCGCGGTGCTTCAGTCCGGCGCGGTGATGGCCGGCGCGAGCAACGCGGAGATCGAGTCGGTCACCGCGAACGTGATGAGCCTGGCCGATGCGTTCGGGCAGGACACGACGGGCGCCGTGAACGCGGTCGCGCAGATGATGAAGACGGGCCTTGCCCCGAACGCGCAGGCCGCGCTGGACATCCTCACCGTCGGGTTCCAGCAGGGCAACGACAAGGCGGGGGACCTGCTCGACACCTTCAATGAGTACGGCACCCAGTTCCGCAAGGTGGGGCTGGACGGGCAGACCGCGATGGGTCTCATCTCCCAGGGGCTGCAGGCGGGCGCGCGGGACGCGGACATCGTCGCCGACTCGATCAAGGAATTCTCGATCCGCGCGATCGACGGCAGCAAGTCGACGGCCGAGGGGTTCGCGGCCATCGGGCTGAACGCGCAGGAGATGGCCGGGAAGATCGCGGCCGGGGGGCCGGAGGCGCAGGCCGCGCTGGACCTCACCCTCGACCGGATCCGGGCGATGAAGGACCCGACCGACCAGGCAGCCGCGGCGGTGGCGCTGTTCGGGACGCAGGCCGAGGACATGGGCGCGGCGCTGTTCGCGCTCGACCCCTCGGAGGCTGCCGCGAAGCTGGGCGAGTTCGGCGGTGCGGCGCAGCAGGTGAACGACACCCTGGCCGACACCGCACAGAACAAGATCGAGGGCGTCAAGCGCGGGTTCCAAGACTGGATGAACAGCATCGTCGGCGTGCAGGGCCCGCTCGGCGACGTCGCCGCCGGAGTCGTGGGGCTCGGCGGCGACGCAGTGGACATCGTCGGCAGCCTCGGCATGGCCGCGTTCGCGCTGCGCGGGCTGGGCATCGCTACCGGGGTCATGACGGCGGCGCAGTGGCTCTTGAACGTCGCCATGTCGGCCAACCCCATCGCGCTCGTGGTGATCGCCATCGCGGCTCTCGTGGCCGGTCTGATCTGGGCCTGGCACAGCAGTGAGACGTTCCGCTCGATCGTCCTCGGCGTCTGGGACGCGGTGAAGGGTGGCATCTCGGCTGCCGTCGACTGGGTGAAGGGCGCGATCGCGTGGTTCGGCGAGCTCCCCGGGAAGGCGTCCGCGTGGTTCGGCGGAATGAAGGACTCTGCCGTGAGCCGGATGATGTCCCTCGTCGACTGGGTGAAGGGCATCCCCGGCCGCATCCTGTCCGGGCTGGGGAACCTCGGCAGCCTCCTGATCGGCTCGGGCCGCGCGCTGCTGGAGGGTCTGTGGCAAGGCGTGCAGAACGCGCTCGGCTGGGTCAAGGACAAGATCAGCGGGGCGCTGTCGAGCATCCGCAACCTCTTCCCGTTCAGCCCTGCGAAGGAAGGCCCGTTCTCGGGGACGGGCTACACCACGTACTCCGGGCGCGCCCTGATGGAGGGCTTCGGGGAGGGCATGGAGTCCGCCAACGCAGACGTGCGGACGACCGCGACGAGCGTCCTCGGGGGCGCACAGCGCGCCCTCAGTGGCTCGCAGAGCCCCGCTGCGAGCGGGCCTGGGGTGTCGGGAGGCTCCCGCGCGGTGACGTTCCACGGCAACACCGCCGACGCACTCGCGAAGGTGATTCAGCAGATGATCCGCACCGGCCAGATCCAAATCTCGTAGGAGGACCCGATGGCCTACACCCCGCCCGTTGCCGGCACGGAGAACTGGGACGTCCCCCTGAACGCCGCGCTGGCCGCGATCGACAGCGACGTGCAGGACGCCCTCTCGGGCAACGGGGCGAGCGTCGCCACGCAGCAGGACACGACGTCGACGAGCTACACCGACCTCAGCACCTCCGGCCCGGCGTGCAGCGTCACGCTCGACTCCGCTCGGACCGTGCTGGTGCTGCTGAAGACGCAGATCCTCAACACCTCCACGGCCGATGACATCTACATGAGTTTCGTCGCGTCCGGGGCGACCACCGTTGCCGCCGCCGATGGCAGCGCGGTCCGCTCGAACGGCTCCGGCACCGCCGAGCAGTTCGCGTCGTTCGCGCTGGTGGCCTGCAACGCGGGGACGACCACCTTCACGGCGAAGTACCGAGTCGATGGTGGCAACGGGCGGTTCACGAACCGCTCGATCGCGGCGGTCGTGATCGCGTGACCGGGTACGGCGGCGGCGGCTACGGCGGCGGGCTCTACGGGGGCTCGACCGGCGTTGCGCTGCTGCCCGCCCAGCTCGCCGGCGCCTGGGTGACCGTAGAAGTCGCGTGGGGTGCCGACCCCGCCGGGGACCCGGACAGCTGGACGTGGGCGCCGATCACCGAGGACGTCCGGGTGGACCCCGGGCTGGCGTGGCGGTACGGCCGGGCCGATGAGTCGTCCCGCTCGAACCCGGCCACCCTGACGCTGACCCTCGACAACAGCGCCGGGGCGTACTCGCTCGGGCCCGCCTCGCCGCACCACCCGCACGTCCGGCGCGGCACCCCCGTGCGGGTGCGGGTCGCGCTCCCGGACGACGCCGGGTGGCGGACGGCGTTCCTGGGGTTCGCCGACGGTTGGTCCCCGGCATGGGCGTCTACGCGAGGCAACGTCGGGGAGGTGGAGCTGTCGGCGTCCGGGACGCTGCGGCGCCTCACGCAGGGCGCCGCCCCGGTCACCGGCCCGTACCGCCGCGCCATGTCCACCACCTCGTCGGTCGTGGCGTACTGGCCGATGGAGGACGGCGACCTGGCCACGGTGTTCGCCCCCGCGGTCGGCACGGCCGCAATGACCTACCTCGGGGAGGTCGACCTGGCGCAGGACACCACGTTCCTGTGCTCGGACCCGCTCCCGACGATGGGCGCCGGCAGCATCGACGCGCTGGTGCCCGAGTACACGAGCAGCGCCGGACAGCATCAGGTCCGGTTCCTCGCGGCGTTCCCCGACTCGCCGTCCTGGTCGAACCGCTCGGTGATCGCACGGATCTACACCGATGGCAGCGTGGGCCGCTTCGACCTGCAGTGGCGCACCGGGGGCGGGTTGACGCTGGTCGGGTTCAACGCGGACGGCTCGGAGAACTTCGACGGCGGTAACTGGGCGTTCGACGTGAACGGTGCGGCGGTCCGGCTGTCCGTGGAGATGCTGCAGGAGGGTTCGGACGTCGGGTGGGGGCTACGGCGTCTCGCACAGTTCGCGACGGGCGGCAACTACGTAGACGACACGGTGGCCGGAGTGAAGGCGACCAGCCGGACGATCTCGCGAGTGACGCGGGTGGAGCTGTGCCCGGACGGGAACCTGGACGGGCTCTCGCTCGGGCACTTGGCGGTGCAGGACGTGCAGACGTCGGGGTACGAGGCGGATGCCGAGTTCAACGCCTTCAACAACGAGAGCGTCACGGCCCAGCCGACGGGCCGGCTGGTGCGGCTGTGCACTGAGAGCGACGTCGGGTTCACCCTCTACACGGGCACGACGGACGCCACAACCCCGCCGGACCGGATGGGACCGCAGCCTGCTGCCACGCTGGTGGAGCTGCTCCGCGAGTGCGAGGACGCCGAGCAGGGGCAACTGTGGGACGGCCTGGACGCGGGCCTGGCGTACACGACCCGCCGCCGCCACGAGAACGCCGACCCAACCCTGACCATCGACGCCGGGGCTGGTGAGCTCGCCCCGCCGTTCGAGCCCGTCGACGACGACCAGCGCACCCGCAACAGGGTCACAGTGAAGCGCTCGCGGGGCGCGGAGGCCACCTACGAGGACGTGGACGGCCCACTGGGGACGGAGGCCGTGGGGGTCTACTACGACTCCGTGACGGTGAACGTCTCGTCGGACGGGGCGCTGCTCGACCTGGCGGGGTGGCTGGTGCGGCGCGGCACCGCCACCGGGTACCGCTATCCCTCCGTGACGGTCGACCTGGGCGCGTCCCCGCACCTCGCGGAAGCGGTGCTCGACCTCATCCCGGGTGCCCGGGTGGACGTGACGAACCTCGACTCCGCCCTCGTCGGGCTCGACGGCGAGACCGTGCCCCTGGTCGTCGAGGGGATCCAGCACCGTCTCGACCCGACGCGGTGGCTGGTGACGATGACGTGCTCGCCCTACGGGGCGTTCGAGATCGCGACCATTGCGGAGGCGTCCGGGGACGTCACGGACGAGGCGTTCCGGCTCGACGAGGACCCCACCGTCTCCACGCTCGTGGCCGACGTCGGGGAGGGCGTGACGTCATTCCAGGTCGCCACGTCGGGCGGCCCGCTGTGGTCGACGACGGCGGACGACTACCCGCTCGACCTGGAGGTGGGCGGGGTGCGGGTGACCGTGACCGCATGCTCGGGCGGGAGCTCCCCGCAGACGTTCACGACCGCCGGGGTGCCTCGCGCGCTCACGGCCGGCGCACTGGTGCGGCTGTACGAACCGGCCGGACTCGGACTGTAGGAGGTCAGGATGACGTGGGTCGCTGGTCAGAAAGTCCGCGCTTCCGCGATGCCGGGCTACGTCTGCACGTCGGGCACCCGCCCTTCGGGGCACTCCGGTCAGATCATCTACGAGACCGACACGGGCATGACCGCGATCTACACGGGCTCGGCGTGGCGCTACCTGGTGCCCACGGGGGAGATCGCATCTGACGCGCAGTACCAGGCCGCGAGCGACCAGACCATCTCGTCGGGCTCGGACACGCTCGCGGCGTTCGGCACCACCAAGCTGTCGTCGACGCTCGTCACGAGGAACACGAGCGGAGCCGGCCACGCATTCCGGCTGAACCGCGCCGGGCGGTGGGCGATCAACACGACGGTGCGGTGGGAGAACAGCGCCTCCGGCGGGGAGCGGTTCAACAGCATCATGTACGCAGGCTCGAACGTCGCTTCGCAGGGCATCCTGAAGGCTGCCAGTTCGTCCCCGATCACGTTCAATCTCTCGGTGCTGGTGCGGGTCACCACCGCCGCGGCCGGTACCTCGTCGGCGGACGTGGCCATCAACGCCTACCAGTTCGCGGGCTCCAACCAGGTCCTGGAGGCGGACGACGGGAGCGCGTGGGGCCGGATCAACCTCTCGTGGCTCGGGCCGTGACGGCCGCGCAGACTCCGGCGGGGGCGGGACGCTCCACCGTCCCCGCCGGTTCCACCACCCCACCCCTGCACAGTTGGGGTCTCACAGGGGATCTGAGGGCGCGCTGTACGGCCCTGTGGCGGTGGAGGTAGGCGGACTCGAACCGCCGTCTCCCGGCGCTCCGCGTGCGGCTCTCGCCGGGATCGACACCTGACGTACCCCCGAGTGGGCCACCGGACGGGGGGACCGCTGGGGGAGCTGTTCATCCGGCCGGTGACCCAGCGATCAGGCTACCGCCCGGTTGTCACTCCGTCACGCGAACGAACGCCCCCGGCCGGGTGGGCGCGGGGGCGTTCGTCTGTGCGCAGCGGGTCAGTGGCCGGTCACCGGGCGTCCCTTCCGGTCGGGTTGCTGGTCCACTTGAACGGTCCGGGCAGGTCGACCGTCCAGCGGCGGGTCCGGGAGTTCCACGACACCCGCGGGAACGGGCGGATCGTGTAGGACGACAGCCCGCGGTGCGTGAAGTTCAGGACGAGCAGGCCGAGGTTGACCCGCTTCCGCGCGCTGAGGCGACCCATTACGCGGCTGCCTTCCGGGCGTTGCGGTGCGGGGTCTCCCCCATCATCGCGGCGAGCCGCGACATCTCGGGCGCGGCCCCGTCCACCTCATGTTCGGTGGTCTCGGCGAGCATCGCGGCGAGGGCGGGCTGGCACCGGAGGACGTACTCGAACACCCGGACCCGGACGTCGCGCGGGGTGTGCGGGTGCACGGGCGGGACGGCCAGCAGGGTGTCCGCGTCGACGCGGATGGCGAGCCTCGGCCCGGTGACGATGTTGCGCATGGGGGGTGCCTTCCTCTGGGTAGGTGGAGAGCACCCCGGCCGAGCAGGGGTCAGCTACCCGGCCGGGGGCGGATCAGGTGCGGTGCGGTCGCTCTCGCCCTACAGGGCGGCCGCGCGGAACGCTGCCTCATCGGCCGCTGCGGTGAGCTCGCGGCGCAGCTGCCGGGACTGGGCGAGCAGCTCGTCGGTGGTGCTGCGGATGAGCGCCACGGCGTCGTCGTGCTCACGCAGCGACCGGGCCCGGGTGTCCAGGGCCCGTCCGTAGCGGGCGGCGAACACGCAGATGGACGTGGTGATGAGCGCCGTCGCGCCGACGGTGTGGATGATGAGGTTCGGCCCGCCGAACGTGGCCAGGTAGGCGTAGAAGAGGCCGAGGGCGAGGACGACCCAGGCCGACACGGCGGACAGGGCGTATCCGAGGGGGGATGTGTTCATCGGGGCGGGTTCCCTTCTGGGGGGCGAACAGCTGGGCGGCGGGGTCAGCGCCGGGGCTCAGCGGGTGTGCAGGGGTTCGGGCGGGGTGCCGCGTTCTGCCTCCAGGCCGCGGCGCAGGAGGTAGACGACGGCGTTGTTCACGCTCCGGTCGTGCGCGGAGGCGTACTCGGAGAGTTCCGCGTGGAGGTCATCGGGCAGCCGGGGGTGGATCACCTTGCCGCTCCGGGGCTGGCGGTCGGTCATAGCCATACAGTACCACGTGGCTATGCAATGGCTACGAGAGGTGGAGGCATGCCGTCACGGCACCGCGCCGTCATGACGGCGACGGCATGGCACCGCGACGGCGCAGCCGCTACCGTCCCGCCGTGCTCACCCTCGCCATCGGCTCGCCGAAGGGCGGCGTCGGGAAGACCGTCACGGCCGTGCACCTCGCCACCGTCGCCGCTACCGTGCTCGGGCTGCGCGTCCTCCTGGTCGACGGCGACGAGAACCGCAGCAGCCTGGACTGGGTGACCCGCGCCGGAGACGCCTCCCCTCTCGACGTCGCTCCCGGCACCCCCGACGAGGTCCGCCGGCTACGGCAGGGGTCCGGATACGACCTCGCCGTCGTCGACCTCCCGGGCGCCCGCGAGGGCGCGTTCCAGGCCGTGCTGACCGGCGATGGGGACGGCCCGGTCGCCGACTACCTCCTCGTCCCCACCGGGGCGGAGGTGATGGACCTGCGGCCCGTCGTGCGCGACTTCGGGGAGCGGGGAGCGCGTCACAGGACACCTCGGAAGGGATGGTCTTTCCACTGATCCACGGCCCGGATGTAGCCGAGGACGACGGGGCTGCCTTGCTTCCACCTGCCCAGGCGGCAGATGGTCGAGATCGGGGCGCCGTTCATGTAGGCGATCGTTGCCGCGCCCGCGCGGAGTGAGTGGGCGGTATACCCCGGGTCCAAGCCCGCGCGCGCCGCGCAGCGCTTGACGATGTCGTTCACAGCCTGGGTCGACAGCCGCTCGCCGAGATGCCCGTGCCGGTCCACCGACCGGAGCAGGGGGCCAGAGGTGATGCCCCGGCTCGCGCAGTGGTCCCGCCATCGGTTCAGCACCCGCACCGGATCGGTGCCCGGGAAGGCGCCGTAGAGCACCGGGACGGTGGCGCCCTTCGCGTCCTGGTCGGTCTTGCTTCGCCGGATTCGGAGGATCAGGCCCTCGGGCGCCTTGCTCACGTCCTCCCACGTGAACGCCACGATCTCGGACCGCCGGCCGAACGACACGATGCCCAGGAGCAGGAGGGCGTGGTCGCGTAGCCCGATGGGTGTGGTGCGGTCCAGCCGCTCGACCATCTTCCGGAGCTGCTCGACGACTACCGGGGTGGACTGGCGCTGGTTCGCGAGCCCGGCGTCCGCCCGGAACCGCCGATGCGCCCGGAGCACCTTCAGCGCGGCCTCCGCGTCCGGCCGCTCGTGACCGGCGGCGTGGTGCACGGTGCGGATGGCGGCGATGGCCTGCTCGATGGTGGACGGCGCTCTGCCCTCGTCGCAGAGATGCGAGACGTACTCCGCGAGGGTCTCGGGCGTCGCGGGGAGCGGAGTGCGGCCCGCGCGGAGGCACCATCCGAGGAACCCACCCGGCGGGGACGGGGCTGGGGCGTCCGGGCTCGGGCGGCCGTCCCACACCCGGCCGTACGCGCGCACGGTGTTCGGGGCGACCGCCGCGGCGATGCGCTCCCGGGCGGCGGGGGACAGGGCGCGGTCGACGAGCGCGACGTCCACGGGGCTCGCGGGGACCAACTCGGCACCCTCGGACACGGGGGCTCCCTCCTGGGAAAACGGCAGATCCTAGCTTTCGCTAATGGACGTTATCGTTTGCCAGCGTACACGACGGCACGGTACCTTGACGGCACGACACCACGACGGCATGGAGGCATGACGGCATGGTGTCGGGCACAGTAGGACCCGCAAGACGAAGGCGGGCCGGGCCGGGGCACCACCCCCGGACACCGGCCCTTGATCGAACCCCTACCAAGGACAGGAGGCACGACCCATGCCGCAGTCTGCCGCACGCGGGCCTGAGCCCCGCCGCGTGCTCTACACCGAGACGGGCCTGCCGCTCTACGGCGGCATCGTCACCGACCCCGACGAGATCACCGCCATCCGCCGGCGCATCTACGGCCGCACCGACCCCGGGATCGCCCGGCGCGCCTGGCGCCGCGTGCTCCGCCGGATCCGGCGGGGGAGGTGACCCGGTGGCTCCGCAGCCTGTTCCGGCGGGGGAGGCACCGCGCCCGCCGTGGATCGTCTGGGCGGGGCTGGCCGTCGTCCTGGCCGCCGCCGCTGTCCTCTCGTTCGACGCGCTCCGTGCGCTGGCCCTGGCCGTGGGCATCTCGTCCCGGTTCGCGTGGCTCCTGCCGGTCGCGGTCGACGCCGGAGCCGCCGTCTCCTGCGCCACGTGGCTCGGCGGGCGGACCACCCGGACCGCCGCCCGGTTCGCCGGACGCATGACCTGGGCGCTGCTCGCGGTCACCGTGGCCGGCAACGCCGCGCAGCTCGGGATGCACGCGCACAACGTCGCCCCGCCGTGGTGGGTGGCCGTGCTCGTCGGCTCCATCCCGCCGGCCGTGGTCGGCTCGGTGGTCCACCTCGTCGTGCTCCTAGTCCGCCGGACCGACGACGAGGCGGTGGACCGGCCCGGACCGATCGAGCTGGACGAGCCGGACCGGCCCGGCCCGGAGGAGTGGACAGATCCCTGGGAGCGCTGGGCCGACGAGGCGGTCCCGGTCGGACCGAACCAGGCCGACACGCCGGCCCCGGTGCCCGCCGGACCGGCCCCCGACCAGCGCGGACCGGCGGACCGGACCGACGACGAGCTGATGGCGCAGCTGCGGGCCTACGCGGACCGCCTGGGCCGCCGGCCGGGCCGGAACGCCGTCGCGACGGAGCTGGCGATCGGAGCGGGTCGGGCCGCACGCCTGCTGGAGAAGTTCGACCGGACCGGGCCGAGGAGGGCCGCCTGATGTGGTTCCACCGCTTCATCGAGTTCATCCGCCGGATCGTCGAGGCGGTCCGGCACGTGCGGACCGGCGGCCGGTCCACCAGGGCCGTCGCCCGACGTCGGGCCGCTGCCCCGCCCCGCCGCTGCCAGTGCTGCGGGCAGACGGTCCACCACAGCGGGGACTACAGGGATCACCTCGGACCGGACCGCCACCGCTACTGACCCCCCGGGGCGCACCACCGCCCCACCCCACGAGGCCACCAAGGAGGGCCCCGACCATGAGCACGCCCGACAACACGCCCGTGCCGGACCGGACCGGACCGGCCACCAGCGGACCGACGGTCCGCCCCACACCGCTCGCGCTGGTCCGCGGCGAGCGCAAGCCGGCCCCCGTCGACCTGGACACCAACCCGGTGCCCATGTGGATGCGGGACCGGCACACCTTCACCGCTGCGACCCGGCAGCTCCGCCGGACCGTCACCCACCGCACCCTCGCGTTCCTCGTCCAGATCCCCGGGATCCTGTGGTACCTCGGGCTCGTCTACCCCTGGCGGGGCCTGTGGCGGGTGATCGCGAAGGTCAGCGCGTTCATCTACGACAGCGACACCGCGGATCTGCGGCACGCGCACGCCGGGACGCTCGACACGCCCGAGTACGTGAAGGTGAGCCGCGAGCGGAAGGCCAACCTGCACGCCCGCTGGCTGGTCGCCGGCCTGCTCGCCGCGCCGGTGCTGGTGCCGGTCCTCGCGTGGACGGCGCCGAGGGTCCTGTCCGCGCTGGTGGCCGTGCTCGTGTTCGCGCTGGTCGTGAAGCTCATCCCCGGGCGCGGGCCGCAGGAGGTGGCCGCCGCTGCGGTGCTCGCCGTGGTGACCTACCTCGGGCTTCCCCGCCTTCTCGCGCTCATCCCGCAGCCGTCCATGTGGTCGTTTGTGCTGGTGGGGACGCCGTTGTGGCTTGTGCTGGGCTGGCTCGGACGCCCGGCGGGCACGAAGCTGCTGAAGGACAACGGGCTGGTCGGCGGGGCGGGCGTGCCGCTCCGCGCCCCGATGGTGCGCGAGGCCCTGTGCCAGCTCGGCATCGCGGGACTGAAGGACCCGGACAGCATCCGGATGCTGCACGACATCCACCGCCACGGCCCGGGCGTGCAGATCGACGTGGAGCTTCCCGGCGGGATCGCCGCCTCGCAGGTCGTCGAGCGCCGGGAGCGGCTCGCCGCCGCGCTGAAGCGCGAGCTTGGGTGCGTGTGGCCGACCGGCGGCCGCCGGCACGCCGCGCACCTCGCGCTGTACGTCTGCGACGAGCCGATGACGCAGCAGGTCCAGCGCCCGTGGCCGCTGGAGAAGGGCCCGGAGGTGGACATCTTCCAGCCCGTGCCGGTCGCGACCGACCAGCGCGGGGAGTGGGTGGACCTCACGCTCGCCTACTGCGGAACGGTCATCGGGGCGCAGCCGCGCATGGGCAAGACGTTCTTCCTGCGCGAGTTGCTGCTGGTCGCGGGCCTGGACCCGCGGACGAAGGTGTACGCGCTCGACGGGAAGGGCACCGGGGACCTCGCCCCGTGCCGCCTGTTCGCGCACTTCTACTCCGTGGGCGACGACGCCGACGAGGTGGAGGGCCGCGTCCTCCCGGCGCTGCGGGAGCTGTCCGCCGAGCTGCGTCGCCGCGCGAAGGTCATCCGCGAGCTGCCGCGCGAGGAGTGCCCGGAGTCGAAGGTCACTTCCTCGCTCGCGTCGCGCCGGGAACTGGGTCTCGAGCCCATCGTCGTCGGGATCGACGAGACGCAGTCGTACTTCGCCTACGGCGCGAAATCGAACCGGAAGCACAAGGCGGTCCGCGAGGAGATCGTGGAGATCGTCACGGACCTGATGAAGCGCGGGCCGGCGCTCGGGTTCATGGTGAAGCTCGCGACTCAGAACGTCTGTGAGGAGACCATCCCGCGGCAGATCGGCACGAACGCGCAGGTCAGGGCCGCCCTGAAGCTGTTCGACCACGTGACGAACGACCAGGTGCTCGGCACCGGGGCCTACTCCCGCGGGTACGACGCCACGTCGTTCGACATCACGGACAAGGGCCTGCTGTACCTGCACGCGGACGGCGGCGTGCCGCAGATCGTCCGGTCCGTGGTCGGGCTCGACACCCTCGCCGCGGAGCGGGTCGCGGCCATCGCTCGGGCCCGCCGGGAGGCGAAGAACCGGCTCAGCGGGTACGCGCTCGGCGACGAGGCCGTGGCGGAGGCCGTGCAGGTCGACTTCCTCGCCGACGTCCGGGACGTCATGGACCACCCGCCCGTCACCGCGATGCACTTCGGCGAGCTGGTCGAGGCGCTCACCGCGCTGCGCCCGCAGACGTGGGGGCAGCTCGACGTGGACGCGCTCGGCTCGATGCTGCGGGAGGCCGGCGTCCGCACCGGGACCGTGTGGTCGAAGGCCGCCGGGAAGGGCGGCAAGGGCGTGAAGCGGGAGTGGCTGAACGTGGCCGCGACCGCCGACGCGGACCCCGGCGAAGACGACGGCGGGGCCGAGGTGGTGCCGATCCGGACCTGACCGGGTCAGGAAACCTGACCGGCGGGTCAGGTGCCCCGGTAAGTGCTCCGACCTGCGGGAACCCCGGAACCTGACCGACAGCCCCGGAACGACAGAACCCCCTCCAGGGGCCTGATTCGGCCCCTGGAGGGGGTTCTGTGTGAGTCAGATCAGGCCGCGCCCGAGGCGGCGGGCTCCCGCCCGGCGGTCTCCTGTTCCGCCGGGTTGGGATCCATCTCGCGCTCGCACTCATCGAGCTGCCGGGCGATCAGGTCCGGCACGGCCGCAGCCGCGGCGCGGACCAGCTCCCGGATGGCCGGCGTCTGGGTCTGCTCCCGGGCCAGGCGCTCCAGGACCCGGTTCACCATCTCCAGCACCGTCGGCTGCTCGGTCGGCACGTGCGACGCGGCCATGGCGAGCGCCCGCGACGTCTCCGGGCCCACGGCGGGCCAGCGAGAGCTCTCCCGCTGCTGGCGCGGCGAGTTGGTCCTGGTCTGGTCCGCGAACGGGGCGAGCCCGCCCACCACCGTGACGTCCTGCCCGGTGGCGGTCTTGATGAGCCCCGTCATCACGCGGTCGTCCGCGAGCGCGCGCTTCACCGTGCCCGGGACCAGGCCGAGCAGGCCGTCCAGCGCGGCGTAGCTGCGGTCCCTCACCGGCAGGCCGTCCTCGATGCGTCGGACGGTCATCGGCGCGAGCTTCGCGTGGTGGGCCGCGTCGAGCACAGTCCAGCCGTTGCTGGCGCGGACGAGCTGCAACGCCCCGCCCAGCGCAAGCCGGCGTGTTCGTCGGTTGTCTTCCTCGCGGTCACGGTTCACCGCAAGCTCATCGAATGGTCGAGTCATCGTGCGCGCGGCGGCGGTGTCGACCTCGGCCAGGCCCGTCAACGACACCATCACGAGGTCGTCGTCGAGGGCGCGGCGCACCGTGCCGAACGGCTGGCCCAGCAGTGAGTCCAGCGCGGTCAGGGTGCGCTTGCGCACGTCGAGGCCGTCCTCCAGGCGCCGCCACGTCATCGGCGCGATGCTCGCGGCGCTCGCGGCATCGTTCACCGACCAGGCGTTACGCCCACGGATGAGGCGGAGGATGCCGCCCAGGACCTGCCGCCGAACCGCGCGCCGCTCGGCCGGATCTGGGCCATGTCTCAGATCTGGATCGTCAAACAGCGAGTCGTCCACCATGTCTCTGCTCCCCAGCACTGGGCCATGATGCGTCAAGCTATCGCTAGTTGTCAAAAGTCGCCACGCCGCCCCCTACCTGCGGAAAGAGGTGCGACCACCTGGTCTATGTCCGGGTACACCGTGGCCCGACACGCCGGTGGGGACATCGTGAGTTAACTCCGGCCAGGTGCGGGGTTATGATCGTGCGCGTGGTCCAGTCCAGACCCGCCGCTCCCACTGCGGTCCGACTCAACGGCCCCGCGCTGCGCACCATCCGTGAGCTGCGCGGGGTCTCCTGCACGGCCCTGGCCCGCGCGGTCGGCGCCGATCACTCGTTCCTCGCTCGCGTCGAGCGTGGCGAGAAGCGCGGGGTGCGCGAGGCGACGTTCGTGGCGCTGGTCCGGGAGCTGCGGCTGTCGGACCCGCGGGCGATCCTCGCGGACCCCTTCGCATCATCCGTAGCCATTAGTGAGCCTCCGGCTGACGATGTGATACGGTTGGCTCGTTCGACCGGCAAGACCAAGGCCGCCTGACTCCCCAGCGGCCTTGAACAGCAAAAAGCGGGCCCCGGCGCCGGACGCGCCGAGAACCCGCCACTCACGAGAGGCGTCCGCTCTCATGCCCTACACGCCAGAGTCTAGCGAGACGGACGGCGCGAGCCAGTCCACCCCGCTCCCCGACACCGTCCGCGCACTCCTCGTGCGCGACTTCGCCAACCAGACCCCCGCCGACAGCCCGTCGGCGGACGCCGCCTGATCCCCAGCAGGCGCAACGAAAAGGCGGGCTCGGTGCTCGCAACACCGGCCCGCCGTGACCACGGAGGCAACAACTCCATGAATCCCGACAAGGGTACCCGCCCCGACGGCCCCGACGCGACGCCCGACCAGGCGACGCCCGTCTTCGACCTGTTCAACCTGCCCCCCGAGGAGACCAGCCCGCCCGCTGCCCGGCCGCTCACGAAGGCGGCGAGGTTCGAGCTGTTCAACGCCGAGAACCCCCACGTGCTGCGCCTGCTCATCACGCAGTGCGAGCAGGCCGCCAGCGCCGACAACACCCGGTTCGGGCTCCGTCAGCCTTGGGAGTCGATCCGCTGGGACATCCGCACCAGGACGGTCCGTCTGCCCGGCGACCCGAAGCTGAACGACCACCTGGTGCCGTACTACGCCCGGCTGATCGCGTTCCTGCGGCCCGACCTGGGGGAGCTGCTGGAGTTCCGCGCCGCCCCGGACGCCGACGCCTGGATCGCCGACATCCGCCACGGGCGGGCCGCCTGATGACCGACGAGAAGCACCTGAAGACCATGCAGGAGCTGGTCCTCGGTGGCCGCGACCCCTGGTGGTGGCCCGAGGACGAGCAGGTCGTGCCGGAGAAGCTGCGGCCCCTCCGGCGCGCGCTGGGCGCCGCCATGCTCATCGGGCACTACGCCGAGAGGCTGGGCAATCCGCAGGCGCCCGAGGTGCTGTTCCTGAAGCGGTCGATCGTGGAGGAGATCGAGTACGAGGCTTCCCGTCTCGCCGACCCCGAGGTGGCCGCGTTCCACAACGAGGTGTCGGCCGAGTGGAACGCCGAGCACGGGACGTCCGTCTGATGGACGCCGCCGAACTCATCCCGCAGTACATCGCTGCCGGGCTTGCCGTCCTGCCCCTGCACAGCGCCCCCGGCGGGCGGTGCACCTGCCGTAAGCCCGACTGTCGCGTCCTCCCCGACGGGGCGGTCCTGGGCTCTCCGGGCAAGCACCCGCTGACCCGGCACGGCAAGGACGACGCCACCACCGACCTTGGCGTCATCGCCGAATGGGCCGCCCGGTTCCCGGGCTGCAACTGGGGCGGACGTCCTCCCGTCGGCGCGATCATCCTCGACGTCGACCCGCGCAACGGCGGCGCGACCACCCTCGTCGCGCTGCAGGACCAGCACGGGCGGCTGCCGCGCACCCTCACCGCGCGCACCGGCTCCGGCGGATTCCACATCTGGCTGTCCTACGACGGCCCCACCCGCGGCAAGCTCGGAGAGGGCATCGACATCAAGTCGAACTCCGGATACGTCGTGCTGCCGCCCAGCCTGCACGCCTCGGGTGGCCGCTACGAATGGATCAGTGAGCGGCCCGCCGCGTACGCCCCGCAGTGGGTGCGCGACCTCCTGAACCCGCCCCGGCGCGAGTTCACCGGCACGCCCAGCGGGGACATCGCGCCCCTCGTCCGGTTCGTTACCGAGTCCGTCGAGGGCGAACGCAACCGCAGGTTGTTCTGGGCGACCTGCCGGGCGGCGGAGCAGGGGGTCGACCCCGCTCCGCTCATCGCGGCCGCCGAGTCCATCGGCGTCCCCGCCCACGAGGCCCGCGCGACCGCGCGCAGCGCCATGAACACCGCCGGCTCTACCCCCGCCGGAAGGGCCAGCTGACATGACCACTGCACGCACCCCCCGACGCGAGCACCCCTTCACGGTCTTCGACGGCGTCCCCGCGCAGGAACCGGCCGTCGACGACACCGACGCGATCCCCCACCGGAAACTCCTCGTGCACCGGGCCTCCCAGGTCCCGAAGAGGCGCGCGGTGTGGCTCTGGTCCACCGACGGCATCGGGCGCATCCCCTGCGGGGAGGTCACCATCGCCGCCGGCCGCGGCAACGTCGGCAAGTCCCCGTTCGCGCTGTGGCTCTGCGCCCGCCTCACCCGCGGCGACCTCACCGGCCACTTCGACGGCACCCCCGTGCGCGCCGCGGTCTACGCCTCCGAGGACAGCCACAACCACACCACCGTCCCCCGCCTGGAGGCGGCCGGTGCGGACCTGGACATGGTGGACCTGATCGTAGGCACCACCGCGCTGACCGGCGAGGAGGAGTCCCTCCTGTGGTACCGGGACCTCGATCTGATCGAGGAGCACCTCCAGGAGACCGGGGCGAAGTTCCTCGTGATCGACCCGCTGCACGACGTCTACAAGAGCGGCGCCGACTCCAACAAGACCGACGACGTCCGGAACGGCATCCGCCCGCTCGTGCAGATGGCGCACCGGCTCAACGTGACCATCCTTGGGATCGCCCACTTCAACAAGGCGAAGACCACCGACGTGGGCTCGCTGCTGTCCGGCTCCCACGGGCTCCGCGACATCGTCCGGGCCGTGCTGGTGTTCGTCGAGACCGAGGACGGCCAGAAGGTGCTGGGCCAGGACAAGAACAACCTCGGCCGCGCCGGGGCGGACGTCCCCCGCATCACCTACGACATGGACATCGTCCCGGTGGAGATCGACGGCATCACCGACGACTTCCCCGTCTTCAACCCCACCGGCACCACGGAAGCCACCATCGCGGACATCGTCGGCGGCAAGGCCGACGCGGCGGACCTGCCGATCCCGCAGACCGTGGAGTGGATGTACGACGCGCTGGTGAAGGCGTCGCCGTACCCGATGTCCGTCGCCGTGCTGGAGGCGGAGGCCAACCGCCGCGGGCTGAAGTGGGACACCGTCCGACGGCAGGCGAAGAGGTCCACGCTGATGGAGCGGCAGAAGCGGGGCGGCACCGAGCACGGCGGGTGGGAGTGGCGGCTCACCGACGCAGGCAAGGCCCGCAGCAAGGCCCGCGACGAGGACGGCGACGACTGATGACTGGCAAGACGGACAAGGCGGACGGCATGTCCTCTCGCACGCGCGGGGGAGCCCGGTATCCGCCTTGTCCGTCTTGGTATCTACCTGCGGAAACACCCATCCGCCTTGCATCCGCCTTGGTCCGTCTTAGCGTCCGCCTTGGCTCAACCCCAATGCAAGACGGAAGGCAAGGCGGAGCAAGGCGGAGCCAAGACGGAACCCTGTTTCCGCAGGTCAAGGCCAAGACGGACAAGGCGGACGCGCATCCCCCCACGCGACCCCTCCCGACATCTCCCGAGAAGGAGAACACCCGATGAAAGCCCCCGTCCTGGACGCCTACCGCACCCCCGACGGGCAGCTCGCCGTCTGGTGCGAGCACGACCGCCGCTGGCACTGGCACGGAGCGTGCGACACCACCGCCCCCTGCCCCCGCCCGAAGCGCCGGCTCGTCCTCGCCGGGACGCCCTGCCGGTGCCCCGTCGGGAACGGCGACGGCCACCGCGTCGCGCACTGCCTCGACCCCAAGTCGCCCTACGACACCACGGGCTACGTCATCCGCGAGGTCGGCCCGCTAACACCCGCCGTCCGCCGCGCGCACAAGCCCCGCAGGACCCGAGGTGCCCGATGAACCCGAACATCCTCACCACCGTGGTCCTCGCGCTGTGCCCGTTCGCCGGTGCAGGAGCCGTCCTCGTCCTCGACCCGGCCGCCACCACTGACCCGCCGGCCATCGTCGCCGAGGCCCCTGCCGACCCGCCGGTGCCACCCCTGACGCAGGTGCCGGAGTTCGAGCCCCTCGACGAGCCCACCGTGGCGCCCACGTCCGAGCGGCCCGCGGCCACCACCGTGCCAGCCACACGCACCGCCACGGCCGCCCCAGTGGCCCCTACAGCGGCTCCCACGGCCACCCCGACACCCCGGCCGACCGCCACCGCGACCCCTGAGCCCGAGACGGTGGAGCCTGAGCCCGAGGTGCAGAAACCCACCGAACCCGACCCCCCGCGGCAGCCGTGGATCGAGTGCGAGGAAGACGGGGTGCTCGTCCACCTCCCGCCCGGCAACGAAGACCGCTGCGACGGATGAGCAAGCGCTGGGCCGGAGGGTCCACCACCGCATGGCGCAAGGTGCGAGCCCAGGTACTACAGCGCGACGGCTACCGCTGCAGGCTGAAGCTGCCCGGCGTGTGCAGGGGCAGGGCAGACCAGGTCCACCACACCAGGGCACGCGAGATCGCAGGCGACGACCCGACGCACCTGCTGTCCAGCTGCGGCCCATGCAACCGCCGCATCGGCGACCCCACCAGACACGACCCCGCACCGCAGCCGAGCGCGTGGTGGGACGAGCCAGCGTGAGCGGACCGAGTTTTTTGATCAACCGGGAACGCGGAGGAACAC